TTTTACTGAGATAAACCTAATGATTATGTTGATTGATACTATAAAAAGTATTGATGGATATCACAATGATTTTAGCGATGAGATGTTGGATAAAGTTTATAATAAATTACAAAAATTATCAGACATAACAGTTCTCAGTAACTATGAAAAGAGGAGCAAGCAATGATGAAAAAAATTGTAACAAAGCTATGGCTTGGTAAATTTGTAAGTGTTAGAGATTATGAAGTAAAAAAAGCTATAAAACAAGGTGGTTTAGTTATAAAATATAATGATGACCAAATGATTTTAAATGTTGATGAGCTTTCTGATCTAAAGCCTAACCCAAAACCAATCCAATCTAAATTTACAGGTACTTATAAATTAGTTGATATTACCTTTAAACCTATGACCATTGACCCACGACAAGGAGATTTTTTATATGAATAATCCAACAGAAATTAAAAGACAAAACTATCTATATTTTTATGAAGAAGGGGTAACTGATGCTATGTTAGGAAATGATATAGATAGTATTAAAAAATCATCTGCCTACTATAAAAAGGGATATGCATTTGGCTTAACTTTGTATGCCAAGCTATTAAAAAGGGAGTATCAAGTTGAATAATTATTTATTAAAAGAAATATCAGATGAAGCATTAGATTTAAAAAAATTAATACAAAAGCATAAAATTGATATTGTATGCCAAGATATTGAAAAGGGAGTATCAAGTTGAATAATTATTTATTAAAAGAAATATCAGATGAAGCATTAGATTTAAAAAAATTAATACAAAAGCATAAAATTGATATTAAAGAAAATAATTTGTCAGATGACCAAAGCATTAGTCACATTGAAAACATGTTAAAAATATCTTCAATAATATACGCAAAACTTAGCTATTTAAATAAATTATAAAAAACTCTATTTAGGGGTTGTATTTTATATCTACATATATTATATTAATTAAATAAGATTAATGATTAACAAAAATTGGAGATTAAAATGACTAAATATACTTTTTCAAACGACCTAATTTCAGACCTTCATAAAGATGCTTGGGGTCATAGACCTTTACAATCTTTTTGGTCTCAATGGGATTTATATACAGATGATAAAAAGCAATCTGTGTGGGATGGTCTTGTTGACGATATGGTTACTAACGATGATGCAGAAGCAAAAACAAAAAAAGAAAACGCATCAAAATTTTTCCAAAGAATTAAAGAAACTTGTAAGCTAGGTGCTTCTAACTACAGAACTGCTATTAGGTGGATACTTGATGCAGATAAAGTAGAGCATGACTTTGCTTATGAAGGTGGTCAAATCGTTTGGGAATATAATTTAGCTTATAGACATAAAAAATTATTTAAAACTGCGGGGGTAGCGTAATGTTAGATACAAAATTACAAGAAGCGTTAAGTGAAGTAGAATTTAAAATAGACGTAAGGGATATACAAGGTATCCCTTCTCACATGGGTAGAAAGATTGTACGCCTAGATCAATTAGGTGCTCAAGATGGTGCTCCTTTAGCAATAGTAGGGTCACGATACAAGCCAATACATCATGTGGATGCTTTTGGTGGTGCTCTAGAGGCTATGAAAAGTGGTGGCTTAGACTTCTCTAATCATCAAATAACTGTAAACACTTACGAAAATGGTGCTATGGCTAAGATGGAATTATTACTTCCAGCACATCATGCCAAAGTAGGTGACCACGATTTGTATCTTAAATTTGTAGCTAGAAATAGTTACAACGCCAAATGGAAGTTCCAATCATTTTTTGGTTGGATGAATGAAGTTTGTTTTAATACTTTAGTTAGTGGTCAAAAGATTGCTTACACAGCAAACAGACATACCACACACTTTAACGTAGATGCATCTAACAAGAAGATACAAAATGCAGTTACTGCTATCACAGACGAAACAGAAAACTTTAAGAAGTGGTGGGATACTAAAGTAGAAGATGATCAAGTCATAGACTTATTCAAAACTACGATAGCTAAAAGCCAAGCTAACGATATCAAAGTTGCTAGTGGACAATCAGACACTAACAAAAAGCAACTATATCACTTGATGGGTTTATATGAGTCAGAAGTGGCACAAATTCATGGCAAGGGTGATTATGGCAGAAATGGTGCTAAAGGCTCTCTATGGTGTGCATATCAGTCTGCAACTGCTTGGTCTACTCATCTTGGAGATGTAAAGAACAACAGTACTAACAATCATATAGTACAACAACGTAGACAAAACGATGTTAGAAGCATGATTAATAGTAGCAAATGGAAAGTTCTAGAAAACGTCTAAACATTTATTAAGGGTTGACTTTATGTTGACCCTTAAATACATTTATTAAAAATGGAGAACCAATTATGGAAGACTTATATGACTTTAAAAGTACAGTATTAACAAGTGAAGTTGAATTATCAGAAATAGATAAGACAATATTTAAAAATTTTGATTTTGATTTTGATGGAAAAACAGAATTTACAATACCTCATTTTTCTAGAGTAACTGAAGATTTTAATATTGGTGTAATCTATGGCTCTAGTGGAAGTGGTAAATCATCTATACTAAAACAATATGGTGAAGAGAAAGACTTAGTGTGGGATAACAACAGAACAATAGCCTCACATTTTGATTCAGTAGAGGATGCCATAGAAAGACTAGGTGCAGTTGGATTAAACACAGTTCCCACTTGGGCAAAGCCTAGACACGTTTTATCTAATGGAGAAGGCTTTAGATGCGATCTAGCTAGAAGATTAGGTAATAACATTGTCATAGATGAGTTTACGTCAGTTGTTAATAGAGATGTAGCTAAGTCTTGCTCATTATCTTTATACAAATATGTTAAAAGAAAAGGATTAAAAAACATTGTATTGGCAACTTGCCACGATGACATTTTAGAGTGGCTACAACCCGACTGGGTTTTTAATACTGATGCAAAGAAATTTGCGTCAAGGGGGTTAGTTCGGCAACCCATTGAAATTAAAGTTATCGCAGGGAGCAGAGCATATTGGGAGTTTTTTAAAAAGCATCACTATCTAACAGAAGAGCTACCAAAGTCTGCACATTGTTATTTAGCTGTATGGAAAGATAAGATTATTGGATTTGCTTCTAGTATGTCTTTACCAGGATGGACACCACCACTTTATGAAGGTGACAAAAGATTAAAGTGGAGAGAAGCAAGAACAGTAGTCTTGCCTGATTTTCAAGGACTTGGCATAGGAACTAAATTGTCTGATGCAGTAGCTGATATAATGCTTGATAAAAAAGTAAGGTATTATTCTAAAACTTCTCATATAAGAATGGGCGAATATAGACAAAAGTCACCATTGTGGAGAGCTACAGTAAGCAACCTTAAAGATAGAAGTAGTGACACTCACGATCATTTAAAACGACTTATACCACTTGAAAGAGATAGAATCTGCTATTCCCATGAGTACATAGGGGAAAATAATAAATCATATGATCCTAAATATAATAGACCTGATGATAAACAGATAAGTTTATTTTAAATAAAATACGAATATCATAAAGGTTATTAAATATGAAAGTTATGGAAATTAAATATCAAGAAACTGAAGAATGGTTATTAAAAATTCACTATGCTAAAAGGATACCCTGCATAACTTATTCTTATGGGTTGTATGAAGATGGTATTTTGGAAGGTATAATTACTTATGGAACACCTGCATCTCCAGCTCTATGTAAGGGTATATGTGGAGAAGATTATAGAAAGTCAGTTTTAGAGTTAAATAGACTATGCTTATTAAACAATAAGAAAAATCAAGCATCTTTTCTAGTTGGTAATTCTTTAAAGCTATTACCTAAACCATCAATAGTAGTTTCATATGCTGATACATCAATGAACCATCATGGCTATATATACCAAGCTACTAACTTTTTATACACAGGCTTATCTGATAAACATAAAGAATGGCGAATGAATAAATCTAATTTACATTCTTTACAAGTTTGCAAACTATATTCAACAGAAGAAAGAAAATCAAATCCAGATAAATTTACGTTTCAAGAAAGACCTAGAAAGCATAGATATATTTATTTTATTGGTGATAAAAAACAAAAGAAATTATTGTTGAGTAATTTAAAATACAATATTGAGCCATATCCAAAAGGCGATAACATTAACTATAAAACAAATTACAATCCTAAAGTGCAACAAGTATTATTTTGATTTCTTTACGTTATCTATTATTTCAGATGCCATAGCACTTTCTGTATATACATAACCCATAGATTGTATATTGACTTTACCAACTTCATTGTCATCATACTCTTTTGCTCGTGGATCGTCTTCAAAAAACATTTCGTCTTCAGAAGGATCATTTTTCCCATCTATAGAACACATGATCTGCTATTATCTTTACCTTCTTCTTTTTATACGCCCAGTAAGGAGTGACATAAGTTGCATGATAATGCGTTGCTCCCCTTACTAAATTTAATCCATCAAAGAAACCTTCATACAATTTTTGAGATAAGTCTAGTGATTTATGCCATGACTGTAAATCTTTTGGTTTATCTGACTTTCCATCGCACCACCAACTAAAATGGCATCTGTTTTTTATTGGAGCATTATTGGAATAAGAACCTTGATAAACAACTCCACAAATAGTATTTGGAAATCTAACATCTTTCACCCTATTTAAAGTTACTAAGCCTACTGCTAATTTGCCCACTAGAGGCTGATTTCTTGCTTCATGGTATATATTGAGAGCAAGACAACCAACCTCATCTGCATGAGCTCTAAAATTTAACATAGCCATTATTACGACTAATAACAAAAAGATAATTGAAAATAAATATTTCATAATAATCCCCCAAGATTATTCACCCATACTTTGCAATACAAATAATGCGTTTATATCTTTAAACTTATCATCAAACCAACCTTGATCAAACATTAAATCTTCTAAATGTTTTTGTGTTGATACCCACATAGCTTTTGTTTCTTTAGTTTCAGGAGCATCATTCATTAAACAATTCATTAAATTCTCTTTGTTATTTATAGCATTTCTTAATACTGAATCTATTTTCCAAGATAAATTGTCTATGTCCTTCTGTAAAAAATTATTCAATAAAAATGCTTTCCAATACAATTGGATTCGTATTTCTTTATAAACATCCCACTTGGTTAATTTCTTTTCCATTTCTTTTCTAAGTTTTGAAAGTTCATATGTCATTTCGTTATTTTCATCTTTGCTATTAAGTCTATAATAAACTTTTACTATTTTTTCTATTTTCATTAGTTTGCTCCCTTATCTAATTCTTTAAGCAATCTTGATAATATTATAACGCCACCTTTATTTTGGTAAACTTTAAGTAAAGCATTTTGATCATTTACAATATCTCCTAATGGGTAGTTTTCTAGTCTACCAATTTGGTTTACTACCCATTTTCTAACTTCTTTATTATCCATTAGTTTGCTCCCTATTTATTATTCATTAATGATGCTCTTTTTAACACTCTGCATCTTTCACTTTGTTTTAGTTCTGCAATTACATTTAAAACTTTAATGGCATAACTTCTCTCATTTTCAGCAGTAAAGGTTTTTGTTCTTGGCTTTTTTAATCCTAACTTTTTTAAAGTCTCTGGATTTAATTCGTCTATATTCATTTTATTCTCCTAATGCTCTATCAAAATAATCGTCAATCATTTCTTTTGCTTGCCACAATGTGTTAGTGCTATCAGATGGTGGTTGATTTGGTGGGCATACATTCCAATGTCTTGAACCATATCCCTCCATATTTACAACTTCCCAACCTCTGTAGTTATAACAGCCATTTGAAATTTTTTTTGCTTGGTAGATCATTTTTTCTCCTAATTTTGTTATTCATCTTTCCTTATAAACAGTATAACACAACCCTTTAAACATGTCAACTACTAAAATGGGTTAATAAAACATTTATTTAGGGTTGACTTATATATTCATATATGTTATAATGATGTTAAGGAAAGATAAACAATAAAATTAGGAGAAGAAAATGATTACTATTAATTTTACAGACCAAGAAATGATTGAATTATTATGTTTAATAGATTCTTCAAAAGAATTTAAAATGACTAAAGAGATAGATACTAATAATTATTCTAAAGAAGAATTACAAATGGCTGAAAAACATTTAATGCCATTGTTTACTAAACTTGGGATGTATAAAAAGCAATCATAACAAGAGGGGGATTAACTTCCCCCACTTTTACAAAGGATTAGAATGACAATGTTAAGTTTAATCAGAGGTTACAGTAGTGTGTTCCAACATATAGGAGATGCTTATAGTAAGAAGGATGAACAAAGGTTTTACTATGGCTATGAATTATGCATTAGAGCTAAGACAAACATAAAGCTATTGCATAAGTATTTATACAACAGACATAATTTTAATAGAAAAGATTGTGCAAGTTTGTTAATGTTGGCAAGACGCAAAATGCGTTCTAGGTTCAGAAGTGAGAGGAAGAACATTCCTCCAGTGTAACTCCCCTTGTACACCCTAGTGGAATAGCTAAAGCTGAAATAGGCTATTTCATTATTTGGCAATGCTTCTTAAACTATCCATGACACTATCAATAGATGGCTCTTTGCCATTTGGATCAAGAACACATTGGTATTTTCTGGGGCATCCATTTGCAATATCTGTGAAGTCTAATGTGAAAGTCTTTTGTGCTCCTTGATATATACAAGCTACCTTATCTTTATACACTTTACGTTTCTTTAATCTGCATGTGGTCATAGTAGGAAGGACAATAATTCCTTTTTGTATCTTTTGTTGTCGTGTGTAATCTTTACTTTTGTATTTGTAAACATCAGCATACGCCCTAAATGTAACTACAAAACCTATTATAACTACAGCTATAACACAGAAAATAATGCCTACAGTTTGTAATGTATCTATAAATTCTTTTTGTTGTTGCCTTGCTTCAACTCTTTGTAATCTGTTTGCTTCTTTTGCTTCAGAAATTCTATTAGCCCTTTCTGCAATTATTTCATCCCAAGTTGTTGGTCCGAATCTTAAATTGACTAATTGACGTAATTCGTTTCGTTGTTCTTCTAATAATTTCATATTAATAAAATCATTTGCAGAACTTTCAACAGAACCAAACTGTTGTGCAATAGACATTCCTTTGCCTTTTTTTTTGTTCATTTGGTCTGAACCAGTAAAGAAACCATCAATCTGTTTTGCTATGCCTGAAATATCGTTTATTGTTGAAATATTTTCTTTGATGAAGGAAACACTTTTCTGTACAAGAGCTATGCCAGTTAGAATTTCAACAAGCACCATGACATTTACCTATTCATTCGGACCAAATCTACGAATAAGATTACCACTTTCCTCATCAACTAAATTTCCACTATTTATTCTGATACTTAATATTTTATTTCTAGCTTCTGATGAAATACTATCTGCTAATGATTTAATTGCAGTTGTGTCAATTTCTTCTGTGCCCATATTATTCATATTAGGATCAAGTTCTGCTGATTGTGCTGGGTTTATTTTTAAAGCATCAATAGCTGATTCTGTAGTTTGTTGTATGCCAGCTTTAGTAGTTCCTGCTATAAAACCATCAACTAATTGTCCAAATCGTGCAAACAATTCATTTCTAGCCTCTTTATTAGTCAAAGCATTTTTAACTAATTCTGGGTTTTCACTTACCAAAATACTTGCAATTTTTTTTGCTTGAGTTGGCGTAAATTGTGCACCTTTATTATTACCTGTTAATTTTTTTACAAACCTTGAAACTAAGGGAAATGCAGAACCCAAATTACCTCTTATTACTATATCTCCAAACAATGACAAATCAGTTGCATCACCTACAAATTTTGATCCAGCTTCTAATTCTTGAGTAACATTTCCAGTATTCATAGTATTTCTAGTAATAATAGACTTTTCTGCTTGTGTTGCTTTTTGTATTGCTATTGCTAATTCATCACCAGGATAAACAGTATTTAAAATTTTTCTATCTTTTGTTGGTATTTTGTTTATGCCATCAGCTATTCCTCTAATAAATGTAGTCATATTTCTTGATTCAAATTTTATTCTTAAAGCATGACCAACACCTGCTCTATACATTTCTAAAGCATATTTATCGCCACTATTAAGTATTTTATTAAACTCTTCACCAATTTCATCAGAACCTTTGCTTTTAAAAGCATCTTTCCCAAGGTTATAATTTGTTTGACCTGTTCTATATTTTTTCCATTTTGCTCTTGTTATTGCTAAATCTGGACTAGCATTATCTATTACGTTTCTAATATTTTTCTCAAGAATATCTGCAGCTTCACCTTCTAAACCATCACCATCTTTATAAAATTTAGTTACTTTTTGATTTAAAAGACCTCTTAATTTTTCGGCAGTTTTTAAATCAATATCTTTTGTTATTTTTAAAACGCCCTTCTTAACAACAAAAGGTATGTCACTTCCTAATGCAGTCATCAAATCTTTTAATTTCCCTCGCAAAGAAGGTTGTTTTTGTAAAATTTCTTGTACTGCTAGATTAAGGTTAAGGCTTCTAAATTTATCATATCTTTTGTAAACTTCATCATAAGCATCGCTTGTCATCCTTGCGAATTGCTTATCATTACTATTTATAATTTTTACGATACTTTCCTCTGGTGCTACAGGCACTAATTCTCTTTGTAGTGTTGAGGTAACTTCTCTTGTTTTGTCTGCTGCTCTTCTCTCTACTGCCTCACTAATAATTGTTTTGGATGCTGGTACTGAGTTGTAAAAACTTTTAACTGCTTTTGCACCTTCTTCTGATATGTCTGCAATTATTTCGCCTTCTGCTATTTTTTTTACAATTACGTCTGGATCTAATTCTCCTGTTAATTCAGAAATCCTTAAAACTTCATCCTCTACTTTTCTACCAAGTTGACCTCTAAGTGTTCGTATCAATGGATCAAATAACTTCGCACCTAACTTAACAACTCCACCCATAACTTTTTGTGCGACTGGGTTCATAACTGCACCAAATGCAGTAGAACCTACAATTGTACCAGGATTTTCAACCAATCTTTCTGTTATGTCTCCTTCTAACCCACCTACTGCTGTTGCTCCACCTTGTATTGCACCTTGTGTCATAAGTCTGCCACCAGTTCCAAGTGCATATCTTCCAATAGTAGCTGGGATACTTGCACCTCCAGTAAATGGTGCTAAAGCAATTGCAGGAATTACTGCACCACCAATTTCTAATGCTAGTGATCTACTAGGAAATTCTGCTTGTGCAGTTTTAATTGCTTCTCTTTCTTCTTCTATTGCTTCATCAATTGTAAGGTCAGGATCAATAATACCTCTTAATATACCAACTGCTTCATCGCCAAATCTCATTGCTAAACCTTGACCTAGAAATATTCTTGTGGCATCTGCATATGACATACTAGGCTTTTCAAGACCATATTTATCAAGTAAAGATTTTTGATACTTTGACATTGTTTATCACCTATTAATAATTTATTTGTCTGGTCTAGTTGCTAATTCAGCATCAATCAATTTAAGGTCATCATCTGTTAAACTAAATGTTGGTGCATTAGAAATTAATTGTTTTAAAAAATTTGTTTTCATTACTTTAAGACGATCAGGTAAAACTATAACTTTAGTGGTTTCTATATCTTCTGGTTCAATAGTTACTTTCTGTGCTAATACATCTTCTTTGCTTTCTAATTTAAAACCAGGAGCAACAAATTTAAATCCACCTTCTTTAATTTTTTCTGCATTTTCTTTATATTGATCAAGAACTGGTTGAAATCTAGTTAATTTATTTGAGTATATAGTTAAAGTTGAATTATATATTTGTTGCCTCATACTTTTAGATAACTTTCCAGTTCCCATAAAAGCGTTTATAATTTGTGCTTTTACAGATGTGGTAATCGCACCTGCTGTAGCGACAGATTGAACCTCTGACTCTCTAGCGACTGATGTAGGATCAAGAATTTTAGCAAATCCAACTGCCAATCCATAATCGTTAATTGCATACTGATCTTTGTAAAATCCTCTAATGTTATCATATGCTCTTTGCAACTCATTAAAAGTTTTAATTCCTGTTGCTAGATTACCTTGCAATTTATCAAGACCATCAAATTGTGGTTTACTCATACCTGCTATTTGCTCACCTAATTTTTCTGTTATAAAACCTTCTTTAGCAATAACTAATGCATCCTCTGGTGTTAACAAAACATTGCCATTTGGACTTATTTTTATAAGTGGATATGCTAGTGTAAATTTCGCAGTATCTACAACCCCAAAAGGCTCAAGTTTAGAAGTAACTTTTGATTTTGATGTTTCCACTTTTAATAAACTACCAATTGGAAATTTACTATTTAGTTCGTTTGTAAGAGGTATTGTATCTCCTTTTTTCCAAAACTGTTGAGTATCAGGATTAAGTGGAGATAATTTTAAAGAAACTAATGTTTTTCTAATTGCATTGGCATCTTTTACTTCATATTTAATTGGTGCTGAAAATGTTGGTTTTTTAGCTTTGGAAAGTGCTAATGCTTTCGTATCTGCTGAAGTCATCAATTGTGAAGCTAATCCTACAACGCCCTTCTTCTCTGCATCTTTTCTAGCTCTATCTGCATTTACTTGTTTGATATACATTGATGCAGTATCAGCACCAGCTAAACTAGCTGACCCTAATGCAGTTGCTCCTGGCTTAGATGCTTCTGCTCCCATCTTTGTAAAGAAGTTAAGCATCATCATACCAGTATTCATTCTATCTTCTTTTTCTTGTTGTTCTTTGCTTTTAGAATAAAGAGAACTATATATCTTTTGTGCTTGTGGTATGTATCCACCTAGTGTGCCATCAAGTGCACCTAATCCTTTGAAATCGTTTTCACTACTATTTGAAACACCATTTTGTGCTATAGTCATACCACTTTTATTAGATGCATCTATTTGACTTTCAGTATTTGGCATCAATTGATATGTGCCTGGAACTAATGTTTCTTGATTTAAACGCTTTTTAAAAATATTTCGTTCTTTGTCAGACATATTATTTATATCGTTTTGCCTTAGTTCAAGTTGATCAACTGTTGCCATTACTAACCTCTATTTTTACTCATAAAGTAAGCACTACCTAATGCACCTAATCCACCTAATGTCTGTCCATAAATACTAGGTGACTGTATAAATTGCTGACCTTGTGTAAGACTTATATTTCTTGTGTCATATGGCGTACCTTGTAATACACCTAATGCATAGTTGACTTGAGATTGTGGGTATTCTCTTTGCTCTACATAGTCAGCATACGCCATATCTAATGCTTGTTGATCTAATTGTCTTTTAGCTTGTCCTGCTGTGAAAAGACCAGAAGCAGCTTGATCTCTTAGACCCAGCTTGATCTCTTAGACCTTGTGTTAGAGGTGCAAAACCTTGTAAGGCTTCTGTAGCTCTTAATCGACTAGCTTCTTCTGTCTCAAACCCTGACCTTGCTGCATCCTCTGCACCAAATCTCGCTGCCCTATCTTGCTCATATTGTCCACGCATCATATCTTCAGCACCAAACCTTGCTTGTCTGTCTTGGTCATATCTACCTGATGCAAATTGCAATCCTTCTTGTGCTGCTCTTGATCTTAAATCTCCTGCTGCTCTAGCACCCTCACCAGATGTAATACCTTCTTGTATACCTAATCTTGATCCCCCAAAAGCACCAGATCGTGCTGCATTAGCTCTGTTTTGCATATTAGCAAGTTCAGTTTGTCTTTGCACTTCATTAACTGCACTATCTTGAGCACCTTGATAAACATCAAGATATGGTTGTGCTTGTTCCATACTAAATGGTTGCCCTAATAATTCTTCCCTAGTAGCACCTTCAAATGGATCACCAATTAAATCTGCTCTACTAGTTCTATCAAAGCCTTGACCTAGACCACTAGCCATAGCAGCAGATGAATCAATGTATTGTTGATAGTCAGTAGCACCTTGCGATAAAAGGTTTGAAGCTTGTTGCTCTTCTGGTGTTAACTTTGATCCATTGTATGATGCTATTCTTGGGTCTGTATATTGTGGATATGGTGACCTTGCTAGTGATGATGCTTCTTCAAAAAGTCTTTTACCACCTGCTGATACCCATGCTGGTAGTTGAGTGTCCGTTACAACTTCACTATAATCAGGAAGTGGTTGCGTTGTTGTTGTACAAAATCCACCCATTATTTATTCTCCACATATGTAGAGCCAGCTTTGACTAACCCTAGTTTTTCATAAAATTTATCTTTTCTTTCTATATCTCCAGAATAGATATGACCTAGCCTTATTTTAAGTTTAGCATCTTTTGCTATTTTGATAAACGCCTTAATTAAAATTAATGCTGACCTTGATTTTCTATGCAAAGGAGAAACATAAAACCACATATCAGAAAATAAAGGCTCACTTGACCACCAATCACTTGTAGTAATCCCAGCTATTGATCCAGTAATCTCATTATCTTTATAACTTACCAAAACTAAACCTTTATGTATTACTTCATTTATCTTATTCAACAATTTATAATCGTCTATGGGTGCAACGTCTAACTTAGTATTGCCATGCATTTCTTTTAACATGGCATATATAGCAGATATATCAGTAGCTACTGCCCTTCTTACCTTCATTACATATTGCCTAACGCACCCATTTCTGCTGGCATCATGTCATCATCCATCATTTGATCTTCAGACATTGCATCTTCTACGCCACCTTGCTCAACCATTTCAATAAGTTGTTGCATCTCTGGTAATAACTTAACTAAAACACTAGCCACTTGTGGTGTAATTGCCTTATCTAACATTTGCAATTCATCTGGTGTCATGTTTGTTAGTCTCATCATCAATGCATTTCTAATGCCTTCACTAGGTTTCATAACAACGTCATTTGCTTCTTGTGGCATACCCATGTCTAGTTCAGGATTAGCAACCATTCTTTCGTTCATTTGTGGCATACCCTCATCCATCATTTCCATTTCTTCAGCCATTTAAATCTCCTTTTTTTGATATAATATTGACCAATCTGTTTGTTTACTGAACGCACCTAAAATCCAACAAACTGGCTCAAAGATTTTACGATACAACTTTCCTAAGTAATCAGGTTTCTTTCTTTCGCCATATATATAAGCAATTTCGTTACCTCTGTGAATTACTATATGTGACCATAAATCTACAAATCTACCTTTTCTCATTTGCTTTACCATCCATATTGCCCATAAATGATAGCCTTTTACATGACTAGGTGTTAGATAATCTCTTGTAAACTTATAGTCGTTTATTAACATTTTACGATCTATTATACCTTGATTGCATAATTCGTTACATATAACTCTACCACCTAAAGCACCACCAATCATACCACCAATAAATGTACCAATAGGATTACCTAGAGTTACAGCAGTACCTATTGCTTGTCCTATAGCAGTTCCAGCTCCAGTCTTTGCTGCTTTTTCTACGTCACCAGTCAAGACCAATGTAGTGGCTGCAGCAAATATTCCAGCACCACCAGCTGCAGCATAGTTTGCTTGACCAGCTTGAGAACCAAAACTAAATTGATCACCCACACCTGATGTGTAACCACTAAATCCACCACTAGGTGGTGGGGGTCCAGTAAGAGCAGAAGAAGTTGTAACTTGTTCACCACCAATAGTAGAAAAATCTGCACCATCTCCAAATTCTTTTGCTATATTTGCATCAACACTTTTATCAAACTTATATAATTCACCTTCTGGATTGAGTTGGAAACCTGAGTCTGTAAGTTTATTTGTGTCGTATACATTAACTGTATCTGTGGTTTTCCCAAAGATACCTTTCTCTGTAAGAGTATATGGCTCTCTTGCATCTTTTAAATCTGCTAATAGTTGTGTATTACCAGTTTGATTTGCTACGTCTGCATTTGCTAATTCACCAATAAATGCTTTATTACCACCAGTGGTACTAAAAGGTACACCACCTTTATTTACATACAATGAAGGATCAAAATTTTCATAGGTTTGATTTACAAGTTGTCTTGGACTTGAACCAATTGTATCCATAGCACCTTGTCCAGCTCTGCTTAATGCATCGCCTTGATAATATCCACCAGGATTAACAAGTGCTTCCCCAACTGCTGATCCAACGCCTGGAGCAAATCCTATAGCTGTTTCACCTAATACATCTGCAAAAGTAGGTGCTTGTGGATTTTCTTGTTGGTATCTATCATATTCCTCTCTATATCTTCTGTCCTCTGGCTTTTGTGGATCGTATGTACGTTCACCAGTTTTAATTTGTCTAATGAATTGAAACATAGGCATCCCACCTCGTATGCCATATACGTTTTGTAGGTTTGCTCCTTGACCAGTATTATATGCTCTATTTTCATAAATATTATAAGTTGTTGGATCATCTAAGGATGTATCTAAATTCAATATATTTCCAAATTCATCATATTGTGGCTCTGCCATAACTCTCTCCTTATGTTATCTCTAGATAACTACCTACAACATGAAGTCTATTTGCTGTTGCTGCAGTTACTTTTAATATTTCTGACTCTTCTACAACCAATGGTTGTGTCAATAACTCTTTTGTGCTCAATGCACCTACTTCTTCATTTTTGTATATACTAAACACACTTGAGCCATTTGTTAAGGTTAAAGTTATAGTATCGTTACTTCCACTGTCATTTGATACTAAAATTGATCTAAATATCCCACTTGTTGCAGTAGTAGCAGTGTATAATGTAGTTACATTTACTGTTGTTAAATCTAATTTTTCATTTTTATAATTATTAGCCATTAAACCAACTCACTGCATCTGAAATTTCTTGTGTTGTTTTGCTTGATGTACTTTGTGCTAGATTAGCTGTTCTTGTTTGTAATTCTATAGCAGACACTAAACTATTTGCCCATTGTGTAGAATATGTACCAGAAGGTGTAGGCAATCTAATTATTAATGTTGATGGAGCTGCTTGTGTCATCTTAATCCATCCTGTCTAGTATTAA